AAAAGCGGAATAAACTGGTGGCCGACGCCAGGGCCTTGAACGATAAGGTTGTGAGCGAAAGCCGGGATTTCACGGGGGAAGAACAGGTGCAATATGAGGCCATGTTCAAAGAAATCAATTCCCTCAACGACCAAATCAAACGGGAACAGGAACTCAGAACCCTGGAAACCCACCTGGCTGCCTCTCAAGGGACAGTAGCCGCGGGCCGGGAGGTGCCGGGCGGCGAATCTGGCAAAACTGATGACCGAGCCAAGGCACAAATTCAGGCCTTACGCAGTTTCATCCTGGGTGGGGTTCAGGGCATGGCGCCGGAGGAGACCCGGGCCCTATCCATGGGAACCGATGCGGCTGGCGGTTATATTGTGCCGCCGGAGCAATTTGTGGCCCAACTCATTCAGGCGGTGGATGACCTGGTTTATGTTCGCCAATGGGCCACCAAATTCAGCGTGGTGCAGGCGGCCAGTATGGGCGTGCCCTCCCTGGACACCAACCCGGCGGATGCCGACTGGACTTCAGAGCTGCTCATCGGCTCGGAAGATTCCACCATGACTTTCGGAAAACGGGAACTCACGCCGCATCCATTGGCCAAGTATATCAAGGTGAGCAACAAACTCCTGCGGGCTTCTCCCATTGACCCCGAGGTATTGGTGCGGGATCGCCTGGCTTACAAATTCGCCGTCGCTGAAGAAAAGGCTTTCTTCACGGGCACTGGCGCGAGCCAACCCCTGGGTCTTTTCACCGCCTCGGCCAATGGCATTGATACGGATCGGGATTATAGTACTGGCAATTCAGAGACGGCCATTGCCTTTGACGGGTTAATCGGGGCCAAGTTCACCCTGAAACCCCAGTATTGGCGGAATGCCCGTTGGCTCTTCCATCGGGATGCATTGGCCCAGATTGCCAAATTGAAAGACGGCGAAGGTCAATACATCTGGCGGGAAAATGTGATGGCTGGCGAGCCGCCGATCCTGTTGGGCCTGCCTTTCTTTATGAGCGAATATGCGCCCAACACCTTCACCACAGGCCTTTATGTGGGCATCCTGGGCGATTTCAGCAATTTCTGGATCGTGGATGCCCTGACCATGATCTTCCAGCGGCTGGTGGAGCTCTTTGCCGCCACCAACCAAGTAGGGTTCATCGGTCGGCGGGAATTAGACGGGATGCCGGTTCTATCTGAGGCCTTTGTGCGGGTTACTTTGGCTTAATGGCCAGAAATGGAGGAATTGACCATGAATCTGAGCAAATATGCCAAGATTTCTTCGGCTATTACTCCCACCGTCGGAGTTGCCGGCACATTGGATATTACCGGCAGCATCCTGGATATGCAGGGATATGAAGGGGTTCTGATGGTGGTTCGGTTCGGAACCATCACCGCCGGGGCGGTGACTTCCATAAAAGCTCAGCAGGGTGATTTATCCAATTTGGGAGATGCCGCTGACCTGGAAGGAACCGGCCAGGACATCGCTGACTCGGATGATGATGAGACCTTCTACATTGACCTGGTTAAACCTACCAAGCGTTATGTGCGCCTCTATGTGGATCGGGGCACTCAAAACGCGGTAGTGGCCGGAGCCAATTATATCCAATATGGCTCCCGGAAAAAGCCGCCGACTCATGGCACCGGCTGCGCCGGCGAAACCCATGTCAGTCCGGAGGAAGGCACTGCCTAAATAACCGTCCCTTAAGTGGGTAAGCCCCGGGGCAACCCGGGGCCGCAACTAACGGAGAAAAAATCATGGCTGATATAACCTACAACCCCAAAGTATATCGAAAACAGGGCGGGGATCAATTTGTGGTCGCCAGTGAAGGCATCATCAATATTGAAACCGGCGGTATTATCCAGGCTAATGGCACGCAGGCCGATCATATCGCCGATCCCTCTGGGGGGGCAACTGTGGATGACGAAGCTCGGGCCGCCATCGTGTCTATCCTATCCGCGTTGGAAGGCGCGGGCATTCTCAAAACTTCCTAGAGGCGGTGATCTATGAGAACCGGCCCATATGAAAATCTAGTCTTGCAAGCCGATGCCGCCCTGAATGATTCGGATAAGACCTTCACGGTCACCACTGGCGAGCAATGGTGGATTAAGAGTATTTATGCTAGCTTGGTTAGCACAGCTGTTGAGGGGAATCGCCAACTGGATGTGCTTATTACTGATGCCTCGGATAATCCGGTTTGCAAGGCGGTAGCCGGGGCCGTCCAGGCGGCATCCTTAACCCGGGAGTATGTCTTTGCCCCAGGAAATCCCCAGGAAACCGGATTTACCAATGGTTTGATGTATCGGGCCATTCCGGACCGGCTGGTTTTGCCTGCCGGTTATAAAATCCGGATTTACGATAGTGCCGCCATTGACCCTACCCATGATGATTTGACGGTGCGTCTCCTGGTAGAAGAAAGGACGGACTGATGAAAATTAAAATGCTCACTACCGCAGCGGGCCCGGGGGGGTCGATGGAGTCGGGGCAAGAATATGACCTTCCGGGTTCCTTGGCCCTAAGTCTTATTGACGGGGGGTTTGCCAAGGCCGTAGAAACTGTGAAGGCTAAACCGGAATCCCTTCCAGAAAAGGAAATCTCTACCCTGGAGATCCCGGAGCGGGCAGTTAAACCGCCTGCCAAGGCCGGGAAGAGGAAATAAATGCCCCTGAAATTAATCACCGCCCCAGCCATCGAGCCCCTGGATATTGAGGAGGTTAAAAACTTCCTCAAGATCACAGATGATGAGGATGATTTTCTCCTGGCATCCCTGATCTCGGCAGCTCGGTTGCAGGCGGAGAAAATAACTGGCCGACAGTTGATCACGGCTACCTGGGAGCTGTACCTGGATAATTTCCCGGCGGAGATAATCAAAATCCCCCGTCCCCCTCTGCAATCCATTCCCTATGAGGCGCCGGCGGAGGGGGGCATTCTCTACCTGGACTCCGCCGGGGATCAGCAAACGCTATCGGCCACCCTTTACCGTGTTGATGCGATTAGCGAGCCGGGCCGGGTTACCCCGGCCTATGGCTATACCTGGCCCACTACATATCCGGTGATCAATGCGGTGACCATTCCGTTTATCGCCGGATATGGTGATAACGGCGGCAGCATCCCGGAAGATATTTTGAATTGGATTAGGGTCATGGTGGGCGTTCTCTATGAAAATCGGGAGCTGGCCATCACTCAAGCCCTGACTGAACTGAAATTTTTGGATGGCCTCCTCGATGAATATCGGGTCTGGGTGTTTGGATGAGGGCTGGCAAACTCAAGCACCCGATTATTATTCAGGAGGTGACGGAGACTCAAAGCGAAACCGGTGCTCCAGCGGAAACCTGGTCAACTTTCGCCGAGGTTTGGGCCGCAATCGAGCCGTTACGGGGGCGAGAATTCTTTGCCTCGAAACAGATTCAGGCAGAGGTAACGACCCGGATTCGGATTAGATATTTGGAAGGAATTACTCCCAAAATGCGGGTTTTATGGGGAGAAAGAATTTATTTGATAGACGCGATAATTGACCTGGAAGAGAGGCATCGGGAGATGCAGCTTATGTGCCGGGAGGTAATCTGATGGCTGAACTCTTTAATATTCAAGGATTACCTGAACTCAAGGCGGCCCTAATGCAACTCCCCAAAGAAATCCAGGGCAAAGTCCTGGCCGATGCGGTCAAGCCCGCGGCAATGATGATTCGGGACCGGGCCCGGGACCGGGCCCCTCAGCTTACCGGCTTGGTTAAAAAGGCCATAGTGGCCTATCGAGCCAGAAAATCAGACCCCAGCCGGATTATCTATGAAGTCGGGGTTACCATGAAAATCAGGCGGGCCGGGGAAATTATCACCGGAAGCCGCAAAAAACTAAGGCAAATCCGGGCGGAAACCGGCAAAAAAGCTATGACGGCCTTTTATTGGCGATTTCTCGAATTCGGAACCAAGAAAATGCCAGCCCGGCCTTTCCTGCGCCCGGCTTTTGAAGAATTGAAAATGAAGGCCCTTGAACAAATCAAGGATAGCCTATCAGCGGCCATTGAAAAAGCCGCGGCCAAATTGGGGCGGCGATGAGTATCGAATCGGCCATTTTTTCAAGATTGTCGGGTTTTACGGGGCTAGCCGATTTGATAGTCAGCCGGATTTATCCGTTGATTCTGCCCCAGGGGTGTGCCCTGCCCGCAGTAACTTATCAGCGGGTAGCTACGGCCCCCCGGGAGGTGGCCATGGGGGGGGACCCGGGGATTGCTTCCCCGCGGTTTCAGGTTACAGCCTGGGCCGGAAATTTTGATGAAGCCCGGGCCGTGGCGGAGCAAGTCCGGTTGGCCCTGGAAAGGTGGTCTGACTCTGACAATCAGGTTGACGATACCTATATCGTCATGGAAATAGATGGTTATGACCCGGAAACCCTGGAATATTCAAGCGTTTTGGATGTGGTAGTCATCCATAGGGAGGCCGTCTGATATGGCTGAGCAAATTGTCAGGGACGCTATTATTTACGTGGCGCAGTATGACCTCTCCGGGTCCGTTAATGCCCTGGCCCTGAACATGAAGGCGGAAGCGCCGGAAAAAACCGCCATGGGGGCCACGGCCAAGACGCGCCTGCCAGGATTAAATGACCATGCCGCGGAAATCAACGGCTGGTGGAGTGCGGAGGCAATTACTGGCAACCCGGACCACTATTTATTCGATCAGATGGGGCTGGCCTTCCCAGCCATGAGCCTATCCCCTACCGGCCTAGCTGGAGCACCAGTCTTTCTTCTGCGCCCAGAACTCACCGAATATTCTCCCGGGGCGAAGATGGGGGATGTGTTGCCCTTCAAGCTCCATGCGGAGGGGGCCGGAATCTTGGTCAGGGGATTAATGATGCTGCCCAAGGCGGCCCGAACATTGACCGGAGCCGGGTCAGCCTATAATCTAGGGGAGGTAAGCTCTATCCAAAACCTTTACGGCATCCTACATGTCTTTTCCAAAACTGGAACCCCTACCCTGGATGTGGTCATTGCCATTGCCAATCGCATCGCCACGGTAGAAATTCATACTGCCGGTTCTGGGTATAGCGAAGACGATATTTTAACCGTGG